CGCGAAGTTGTATTCAATCCCGTCCATCACCTGCTCCGTCAGCCCAAGCCGAAAGGCCGTCTGAAACCAAACGCTGGATCAAGAGATTGTCGCCCTTGCTCAAATCAAGCTTGGACAGCTTTGCCTCAAATTCGGCGTAGTCTTTGCAGCTTTCCAGTAAACCCAACACCGCCTCCATTTTCGGTCGGGCGATTGCCTGCTCCGCCGTATCGGGCGCATTATGGGCAAGGCCGTCAGACAGGCGCAGGCTGAATTTGGCGGGCGCAGGGTTTTCAGACGACGCTTTCGGGTCGCGCAGCTCGAAATGTTCCGGCTCAAAGCCCAAGATGTCGCGATAGTAGGTTTCGGTCAACACGAGCTGCCCCGTATCCATATACATCTTGTCGCGTTCGGCTCGGGTTTTATCAACCTTGATTTCGTCTTCGAACTCAAACCATACGCCTTTGGGCGCATTAATCGGCTTGCCGTAGGCGTTGTTGACCATCACAAGCGACTCAGTGAGTCGTTCAAGACGGATGACCTGACCAGCGATTGTAAACGAAGTCTCAGAAGCACTCTGACCAACGATTGTGATTTTAGGAAAAGCAAGAGCAGAACCTTGAACGGTCAAAGTCCCACTTCTTGTCAATCTCTGTGTATCAGTGGTTTTGAAGTATTTGGTAGGGTGACAAGTGAAGGTTGCTTTGGTCATGTAAAGACCAGGTTGCACTTCTTCAAGGTCGCTCACATTGACCTTATAGCACCAAAGACGAGTTGTTTTGACTCGCTCACTCTCTAGCCAGAACTTTTCACGGATAAACAGACTCATAAATTGGTTCATCTGTTCTTCAGTAGGTTTGACCAAGTAAATCGTATAAGGTTTCTTGACCAGTTCCCTATGCTTGTTTGTCTGAACGATTGCTCCACTGATACCACCATGCTCCAAGAGAGCCGTCTTGCTCTCTCCCAGAGCGATTGAAGGAGAGTCATGGACAATGACTTTAAACGGAAAAGACGATGTTCGCACACCGTCAATCACAAGCTCATTATGCTTTATCATGTAAACCCTCCTCTCAATTGTGTCTTACGTTGCAACTCGTCAGCAATGCGCTGAGCCACCTCATCAGCAATCCGAATGATGTCAGCTTCTTCTCTGACGGTGTTACCAGTAATAGTAATGTTGATGGTCGGTGAAGTTCCACCCATAGTCTGAGCGATGCCCCGACCGATGGCACCAAGTGTCTTATCATTAAGCGGTAATACTGCTTCATTCCCAGCTTCGCCACCAACCATCATGTTATTACCATTTATTCCAAAAATGGTCGGTTTTGTCATGATACCGCCTTTGGCATACCATTCAATTCCAATACTTGGAACACCTTGACTCAACCAATCTAATGGATTGGCCGAACCACTCACATAAAAGTGAGGTAGTGGGATGTGTGGCCAACTGATACTGAAGTTAAACAATCCCTTGATAGCTTCAATAGCTGAAGATACAGCATCTTTTGCACCATTGATAGCTCCTGAAATAGTACTCTTGATACCTTCCCAAACACTTGATACTGTACCAGATATACCATTTAACACATTTGAGACAGTATCCTTGATACCGTTCCAAATATTTGAGACAGTTCCTGAAATGCCGTTGAGAATATTTGAAATGTAGCTCTGAATGGCTGATAAAATGGTCTGAACAATGCTTTGAATAGCTTGCCATACAGTAGAGAATACTCCCTTGATGGTTTCCCAAGCTCCTGACCAATCACCAGTAATGATCTGCATAACTGCTTGGATAATACCAAGTACAACATTGATTGCAGTCTCAACAACGGTCTTGATGATTTCCCAAGCTGTTGTAATGACAAGTTGGATATTATCCCAACCAGCTTGAATGAGTGGACCTAAAATTTCCAGAATTGTGCTTATAACCGTATAGATAGCATTCCATACTGTCTCAGCACTCGTTCTGATAAGTTCCTGGTTCTCCGTCCACCAAGCAACAACCGTTCCAAAGATACCCATGACAAAATTAGAAATCTCTGATACGACTGCATTGATAACTTCAAGAATCGCATTCCAAACGGTCGTGACCGCATCTCGAAAACCTTCGTTAGTTTCCCATAGATATTTCACAATAGCAACAATCGCTGCTATGGCCACTACAACTCCTGAAATAATTCCAATGATTGGTAATGCTGCTGCAATCATTGCGCCAAATGAGGACATAAACACAGCTTGCAGGGTTAAGAATATGGGGGCTAAGGCTCCTACAATTGTCAAAACCACACCTAAGATGACAATGAAATCTTTTACTGGATCAGGTAAGGAATTAAACAGCTCAGCTACACCTTTCACAATCGTTGCCAAGGTTTGGAAAACAGGGATCATCATTTCCAGAAGAGGTTGACCAATAGCAGATAATGCATTGGTCCCAGCTTGTTTCAGATTCCCCATCACGTTTTCTAATCCGTCTGATTCTCTTGCAGCCTGTCCAAGAGCTCCTGAGAGTTTATTTCCGTCTTCGACCATCTGAAGCAAGGTCAGTTGCTTCTGCGCTTCGCTCAAGTCCTTGAATGATTTACCATACAGTTTATTTGCAGCGGCATTCCTAGTTGTCTCTGTCGCAGAGATTCCAAGAGCGGCATCGTTAGCAAAGTTTCCCTTCAAAAAAGATTGTAAGCTCTCTGTCACGCTCTCAATAGATTTGTCATAGAAGGCTGCACCGTCTGCTGCTGCCCTAGTTGCACGAGAAGTAAGATCCAAAGCTTCTGCTGTATCCAATCCTGAAGTTTTGGCAAATGAAGCCATCTGAGTGAATGATCCTTGCAATCGCTCTGGGACAATATCCATTTCCTGACCAATAGCATTCAACGCTTCTCTTGCTTGGGTTTCCATATCTCCGAAAACGGTAGTAAATTGAGCATTACTAGCTTGCATTTGAGCAGCTGCTTCTAACGCTTCTTTTCCTACTTCCACAAGCTTTTCTGAAATAGCACTCAACTTCTCACTAAACTGTTGAAGTAGTTCTGCTCTTAAATTTCTTGAGATTTCACTTAAACTTTCTTGAGTGCTATCAGCAGCAGACTTTGTTCCCTTCATCTCATCATTGAGATGATTAAAAGCAGTCTTAGCCTGATTTAGCTCAGCTTCCATCTTGTTGGCTTGTATGGAGTTCTCACCAAATTCTTTTTTAGTGATTTCCAATTGCTGTTCTAGATTTGAAATCTGTTTACTTACAATCTCAGACTGAGCACCAATCTTTTTCTGGGCAAGAGCATTTCTCTCAGCTTCGCTAGCATTTGAACCTAAAGCACTTTCTTGCAGTTTGAATGAGCTTGTCACCTTAGTCATCTCTGAAGCAAGTTGACTCTGTTCATTCTGCAATTCTTTCAGTTGCGTTTGGTTGCTTTTAGTTGTACTACCAAGTTTTCCTAATTCCTGATTAAGATTAGCGTAAGCGGTCTTAGCTTGATTTAGCTCTGCTTCCATCTTGTTAGCTTCGGCTGAGTTTTCGCCATACTGTTCTTTAGTTAGGCTTAACTGCTTCTCAAGGTTTTCGATTTGACGAGTGACGATTTCAGACTGTTCGCCAATCTTTTTTTCGGCTAATGCTAACTTGTCTGCTTCGCTAGCATTGGCACCCATCTGGCTTTCTTGCAGTTTAAACGAACTAACTACTTTTTCAGATTCACTAGCAAGCAATTTTTGTTCATTCTGCAATTCTTTTAGTTGAGCTTGATTGTTCTTAGCTGCATTACCATTTCCTTCAAGAGCTTGAGTGACACTAGCAAGCTTTCCCTCATATCCTTTTAGGACATTTTGAGTCACTTCTACTTCACGCTGGAAAGCGCGATACTGTTCAGAACCAATATTCCCCTTTTTAAATTCCTCGTCTACTTTAGATTGAGCTTGTCTTAAAGTTTCTAGTTTGTCTCTGGTTATACCTATTTGTTTCTGTAAGACTTCTTGTTTTTGGGTTAGTAAAATAACATTCCCAGTGTCAAACTTTAAAGCCTTATCAATTTGTTTTAGTTCATTTGTAGTATTAACAGACTCTTTATTAATAGCTTTTAACGCCTTCTGTAAGGGTTGCGTGTCGCCATCGATTTCAATTTTGATACCTTTGATATTTCCTGCCATATTTCCTCCTTTCATAAAAAATAGAAAAGCACTGAGAGAACTTCTACGACTGATAATGCAGTTAGGACAATGAACTTGACCCCAGAATCGCTCTCTCAGCACTCATTTCTTCTTTAAAAACTGTCAAAATCAGCTTGCGTTGCCTTCCGTTCGCCACCTTTGTCCTCGCTCCGCAGATTTACATAATCCGTCTGATAATCCAGAGCCATTCCGATTGAAATGTGCTTTAAATCATCGATAGACAGACCAGTTTCTTTACAGCAAGACAAATAGGATTCTACTGTGAAGATTTCTTCGCTAGCTGATTCTGATTCATCTGGTGCTTTTTTGTCGTCATGCTCGCATTCAGCATTTCCATCAGCACAGGTCCAACTTCCTGAATCGGGAAGATTTCCATTTCCATGAAGAATTGTTCATAAGGCTTGATTTGAGGATTTGCAGATTTAGCAAAGGTCCAAAAAAGACGATTGAAAAAGGTCATATCAAACTCTTCTAGCATTGAAATGTCAATATTAGTCGCTGTCAATTCTTTTTCAGTTTCCAACTTGTTCAATTCATTCATGAATGATTGATTTTTCAACATTGAGAACAAATCTTGAAAATAATCTTTCCCAAATTGTTGCTTGTAGGCGATAGGAGTATAGCCATTGGTCCCCAGCTCATACTCCTGATCACCAACCAAAACGATTTTACGCATAGATTTTCTCCTTAAGCTGCCACCGCAGTAGGTTCATACACTTTCTTGAACCAGTTGTCATAAATTTCCTTATTATCAGCTGATGTGATAGAACGTTTAACAACTGAATCCAGAGGACGAGGACTTGCTTTAAAGCCAAGTTCACGCTCATTGACGTTTGTACCGTTCTTGGTTTTTGAGCCATTTCCTGGACGGCTCGCTGAACAGTAGTAAAGAACATGACGTGTTTTGTTCTTGTCCCCTGAAAATTCGAACATCAAGGCAAATGATGTGAATTCTGCATCAGCTTTTTCAGTCAAAACACCCGTCTGAGCATCTTTGATTTCACCCAAAATCTTAGTCGCAAACATTTCAATAATGTGAGAGATTTTGAATTTCCCATCATACCCTTCGTTTGAGTTCATGAAGTGATAATCGATATCGTCTGCTTTGATTGGTGTTGATTCACCCTTTGGATCCAATGTCAATTCCATTGCTCCAGGAAAGCGGAAAATTTCATCGTAAGCAATCACTCCATCTGCACCGATTGATTTAATTGGCGCAACGTGAACATTTTTCAAACCAAAGGTTACTTTATTTTCTTGAGTCATGTCATTCCTCCTTAGTATAGATAGACCGTATAAGACTTGACATAGAGTCTTTCAGTCTCGATAAATGTTTCTTCTTGAACATCGAAAAAGAGCTCGTGGGTTGTCCACAGCTCTTCCAGATGTTCTTCCAAATCTTCATCCTTCCGCTCAAGAGCTAGCTCTACTGTCACGCTCTTAATCTGATGATTAACCGTGTTGTCAGCTGCATTGATGGCTGGACTCGATTCATAATAGACCAGGTAAGGTAGGTCAGGAGCGTTCCCAGTTTTAAACGCTCGATAAGTGACAGGCAAGTCTGCCTGTTCCAAAATAGCAGCAAAGTCTGATAGCTTCATTTCCCAATCTCCTTGATACGCTTCTCAAAGTTCTGAATTGCTTTTTCTTCAGCTGGCTTGATGTGGACGATACCAGCGACACGACCACCATTTCTTGAAAGGTGCCCGTTTTCAAGTATGTGAGTAAGACTTGCAACTGCGTTGAACACAACGAAAGAGCCATTGGCTAACTTCTTCTTTTTCCAACTTCTACGATACTTTCCGTACCGTTTCGGACTTGTCTCTTTCAACTCATCCACAGTCTCATCGGCCACTTGCTCTGCAATCTTATCCACTTCTTCAGTAACCTCATCAGAGTAAGCTGCAAGCTCTTTCGCTATCAAATCAGCAAGGTCATTACTCATTTCAATACCTCTGATAAAGTCAACTCTAAAATTTCAGAATCAATAGGATAGGTTTTCAAGATACGATATTGCCTGCCTTCAAATTTCGCAAACTCCTGATTCTCATACTCAAAATTTCGAATCTCAACGACCAAGCTCGGTTTTAGACCTGCCTGATTTGCTTGATAAAATTCAGAGCGAGTAACTCTCTTTTTGCGACATAAGAGAGTTACTTCAACATCTTCAGAGATTGGTTGTAGTAACTTGTCCTTACCTGTGACTTTTTTAGAGATCAGTTTGATTTCATGATTCCACATTCTTGACCTCTTTCTTTGATGCTATCTGTAAATTATGCAATCGCCACTGAAGGTGACGTGGCATGTCCACTCCACCCTCATAGCGATAAGCAGCATAGTCAACAATAAACATTTCATGGTCAGCACGCTCACCGACAAGCTCGATACCGAGGTTATCGGTCAATTCAGTGATGACACTTGAAATGATTTTTTCTAACGGCTTGTCTCTCAAGCGGGTTGAAATACCCAGCTTAAGCTTCAGCAATTCTAAAAGCTGACCTTCATCCACGCTTACTCCTCAACTTCCTTAGCAGGCTCTTCAGCAGTTTCCTTAACTGTTTCTTCCTGCTCAACTGCGGGCTCTTCCTTAACTTCTTTTGTTTCATGAGCTGGTTTCTTAGGCTCATCATCTCCCAAAACCTCAAGGAAGATAGAGCCAGCAGTGTTGACACCAGTCAAAAGGCCATTGGTGAAGCTATCTGTGGGCTCATATCCTTCACGAGGAAAGATATCGCCAACAGCATAGTCATGTTTTTCAGGATCAGCCAAGTCCTTGAAAGGACGGATTACTTTATAGCTCATACGTTACCTCCTTAAGCTACAACATCAGTGTAGGTTACATAAAATCCAGCGTCTTCATCTACCTTCTTAACATCGAAACGGTTTGCAGTTGCTAAGTATTGACCGTAGATTTTATCATCTTGCCATTTTACTGTTGTTTGAGCGCGATCAAACAATGTAGCAAATTCCCCGACATCCCCGATGAATGCTTTCATATCGCCTTTAACTGCTCCGATTACATCATCAGGATAAACATCGATAACACGTCCAGCAAATTTGTAACCTGTTGGAGAAGTAATGTCTGTTTGAAGCATGTAACGACCATCTTTGTCTTTGATTTTATCAAGAGCTGCAAACATTGTTTGAGTACATACGATTGTAGCATCGTAGTATGGTTTTAAGTCTAGGTTTAGGATGTCTTTTAATCCATCCAAGCCAGCTGCACTTTTAGCAGTTGCTGTTTTAAGTACCTTTGCAATTTCTTTGTTTTTAGTAATGCGTTCTTGGTTTCGCGCTTGTTTTGCGACCAATCCCATTACATCGTATTCTGCATCGTCAATGATTTCTTGCGATACAGGTAAGTGCCCACGACGGGTTTTAATTTCGTAATTCACTTTTGTAAATTTAGGTTTAGCTAGTGAAGGGTTTTCTTCTAACTCTTCAACTGTGTTCATTTCTTGGTCAGTTAATTTAACCACAGACCACTTCCCGCTTGCGTTTTTCACGTTTACGACATTTACAAGAGAAGTTAAGTCAGTTTTGTCTTGCTTCCCTTCTTTTGGCGCCATTACTTCAACAGGGATGATTGGTTCTCCATCTGTTGATTTAAGTCCTTCAGCTCGCACTTGTTTTGTACGAAGATAATGATCGAATGCTTCACGTTGTTCCAATTTTTGTCCTCCACGATGTTCTTTACTTGGATAAGTCGGTGCCTTACGATTCAGTTCTTCAACTTGATTTTTCAAATCTTCGATTTCCTTTTCAAGTTGTTCTTTTTCTGCCAATTTTTCATCCAATTCTTTTTGAATGTCTTCCAGGTTCTTTTCAACTGCTGAAACTTCTTCATCATTTCCAGCTTGATCCAATTTCTTCGCTTCAAGTTCAGAACGCTTGTTCAATTCTTTGATTGATTCTTCAAGTTCTACCACTTTTTCTGCTTTGTTGCGCATGCGAGCGCCTAAAATCAATGATTTGTGCATAGGTTAAATTTCTCCTTAATTTCTTTCTTGCGCTTGTCCAGCGCTTCACGATTGGCACGCTGTTGACTTTCAAAGTCTTTCTGTCGTGCAGCAATTTCCGTTTGCGGATAGGCTGGGAAAGTACATGGACTCACTTCAAAGATTTCTAATTCTAAGATAGTGTCCAAGTACGAACAATCTGCTTGCTCTTCCGTATTGATTTTGATTGGGATGAAACCAAAGCTACATCCAATCACATCGCCACGCTGAACACGAGCGTAGGCCCCGACAGCTTGCGGGTCATCCTTATTGATGATGATATCACCGTAAAGTCCGATTTCATCAACTCCTAAAATGACCGTCCCGTTACCAGTACGACCAAGCACTAAACTATCATCATGGTTAAACAATGCCCGGATGTCAGCGTTTTGAATTGCTTTTTCAACACCTTCACGCTTAATCACTTCAAAGTAACCTGGCCATAATTCAGTAACTTCATCAAACTTGATAAAGTACCCACTCAAAATCAAATCACCAGTTTCACTTTCTTCTCGTGTTTTGAACTGAGCAGTGCGATAGCTATTCCGTTTGTTCATTCTCTTCCTCACCCCCTTTCAGTTTCTTCTGGTCCCCAAGTCTGTCTTGCGGTAGATAATTTTCAAGAGCAAGGAGCTCATCCATATCAGGATCTGGTGGCATCCCAAGCCAATCCCTCCACTCATTTCGACGCATTGCCATGCTTTTAGTCATCTGTTCAGCAACTGAAGATAACTCTGTAATGTCATACGAATAAAGCGAGCGAGCATTAAGTTTGAAATACCGATTATTTGAAACGAGTAAGTCTCTCGTTAAGGTCTGAGTGATCGTCGTAGCAATGCTCATGACCGTTGTATTGACAAAGTTGTTGTATTCTTCTTTGTCAAAGCTACCAACTCCCAAAATAAAAGCTGGAACTCCCAAAAGCCCAGCAACTGTTTTCTTGTCAATTTCAACAGATTCATTAATAGCGATATCTTTTAAGCTAAGCGGCTTAACCTGCTCTACACTCAACAAAGCATCAGGAATAATCCACGGCTCGCCTGCCTGACTTGTTGCTAAATATTTCTTAGCAACCCTGTCTCGTCCCTCTTGCGTGCCCAAGTCTCCATCCGAAGAATCAACCTTAACAATCAGGCTAGGAACGTTCTTGCCATTCATAAAGCCTTTTTTGATTTGAGTAGCAAGGTTTAAATTCCTAACAATATCCCTCAGAGCAAGTCTGTAGCCAGTCCCTACAAATGGATTGTCTGGATCTGGGTTGATTACAAAGTGCACGATTTCGCTTGGGTTGTAGTCGATACCACGATAATTCACGATATAACCAACATCATCACTTTTGAAAGAAACCTCACTCATTGCGAATGGTCTCAAGTTCAAAATATAATCATTCACAGGATCATACTCAACATGAAGAACTGAATTTCCGTCACCAAATAGCAACAGGTCACGCACAATCTTGAAAATCCAAGTTTTGCGAGTCATATTGTCGCATGGGTTTACATCAATCTTGCGAGCCAGTCCGTCTTTTATTCGGATATCGCCTTTATCAGTATTCTCCATCAAGTGAATAGTCATGTTCGACACCATGTCAGCAATTTTGTTGACCGCAGAAATCACATCAGGATTGCGGGCCAAAGGCACATAGCTATCACCGTCAATATAAAGTCCAAAATCTGAATGAGTGATAACATTCGTTCCACCTCGACTCTTACCACGTTTCAAAAACCTATCTAAAAGCCCCATCTTTCCTCACCTCCTTTCTCTAATCAAAGAAGCTCATGACATTCTGATTCTTACCAAGATTGGCAAGAGCCTGAATGCAAGCAAAAACGCTGGCATCGAACAAGTCAATTCTTGCAGTACCACCGTCACCGTCTAATTTCTCATATTGCACAGCATCGTCCACCTTTTCAATTGCTCTAACGTTGCTCACACAGTATTCATAAGCATCAGAATGAAGATAGTAAAACTCTTTATTCTTAACTTTGAACTCAATCCGTCTAAATCCTTCAGATTTCAGATAGAAAAGCTGTGGTTGGTCAATCATCTTAAACCGAGCTTGTTTCATCTTCGTCAGAAACTCACGGCCAAATTTCCTATCCATTCCGACAGCAGCAATCTTGAACCCTTTCTCCCTCATCTTGATGAACCATTTGACAATATCATCATAGAGGACGGTCGGAGTGTTGCTCATCGTCAACCAACCATCAGACTGCCACCCAAAGAGTGGAATCCCGTCATCGTTGGCCTTTTTCTGAGCGTTGACACGAGGGAAGAAAGCGTGTGTGATACAGATATCAATATCTTTTTCACCATCATGATAGACACCATAGAGAGCAGCAGCGGTTAGGTCGTGCAATCTTGACAAGTCAGCACCACCGTACCATTGGATTGGTAAACGGGCCAGCTCCTCTAGGGTCCAATCGTAACAACTGTCTGAAGCAATAAATTCATCAGGATTGAAATAAGCATTCATAGAGTTTGTGAAGACATTCAAAGTCTTGTTGAAAAACTCATTTCTTGTCTGTGGATCGTTCATAGCCTGTTCGGCTTCTTCTCTCAGAGACTTGAGCGACACCGTAACACCCCACGAGGGATTGGCTTTTTTTAGAACATTCTCGTCCAGGTAATCGCCCACGTCTCCATCAGTCGTCTGGTCAGCTTTGCAGATAAACATGAACAAGGAATCATCCTTGACCAATTGTTTAAGGACCTTTTGACAGTATTTCAAACGGTTAGCAAGAAATCCAGTAGGAATATCACCAGCCGTAGAGATAACAAAAAGCATACTGTTTCGGTATGCTGACATTGTTTTCTTCATAAGACCGTACTTCTTGCTGTTTCTCATCGTGTGAGCTTCGTCTAGGATAATTACGTTACCGTTCAATGAGTCCAAACGACTTTCATCGTTGGCCAATGCCTGGATAAAGAAAGAACCCTCGACACCAAAATTAGCAGTGATTGAGTGTTCCTGGTTGTTATCCTTGATACGAATGTTCTTGTCATTCCATCGCTCTACATTGAATTTTAAGAATCCAAAGGCTTCCATAGCTTGCTTGACCGAGTTGGCCACGATATAGCATTTTGAACCGCTATCCGTGTCCAGGATCTGATAAGCTAGAGCGATTGCAGCAGTAAACGATGTTTTCCCATTCTTCCGAGCCAGCATGATAAGCGCTTCTTTAAACCTACGCTCATTTGTACCCGTATAGTAGAACCCAAACAGATTCACAACTACAAAATGTTGCCACGGTTGCAAGAGTAATGGCTTGTTACGGATAGACACCGCAAACATATCATCACCCTGCTGATGGACTATTGTATTCTCGATGAAGTGAACAACGAAATCAACAATTTCCTCATCCATTTCAAACTCAGGATTTTCAAGATCACGTAAGAAACGTTCAGCTGCAAGAATGTTCTCCTCACAATGTTCCTCTCTGTGAGAAATGACGTGTTGAGCATACTCTTTCGCTTTGCCAAGATTACCCATTGCCAGCCACTCGCTTCTTTTTGATTTCGTTCTTGAACTTCAGGACCTCAGTAAGAACTGAATCACCTTCTTGTTCTACTACCTCACCGAGAGACTTCGGATTCATCATCAGCTGATTAGAGTAGCTGAGGATGTCTTTCCTCAAAATTTCCATCGCTGTCAAGATTGGAACTTTGCGCTCATTCTCTGCACCAGCCTTATTGACGTAGGTGTCTGTTACTGGATAACCCATGTCAGCATAATCTTGAGCAAGTTTCTGATACTGATAGAGCATTCCTGCAAAAATATCAATGATCATTTCGAACTCTTTACGATAAGTGCCTAAGTCTTTCATCTGCTTGACTACTTTTGACTTAATCGACTTTGCTGTAATTGGTTTAGCCAAAAACTACCTCCTTTCGTCAAAATCGCTTAGTTTTTACCCCCTTTTTGTTTGAAGGCCCCCGACTTGGAAAAAGTTCCCTTCACCGGTACCCTACTGGCCAAAATGATTTTTCAAAAAGAGGGGGGACTAAAAATTTTCATTTTTCATTTTTGAAAAAATTTAAAAATTCTTTTTTTCTTTTTTTCTGCCAATACAATCCTTGATTGATTACTCTATCGTTCACTCTATCGTGAAACGTATTGTGTTTCTTATTCGTCAACGGCAAACAATTCCATTCAACGAATTCAAGTTCAGGATATTCAGATACAGGAAAGATATGGTGAACCATTTCTGCTTGAACAGAAATTCCGTAACGCAAACTTTCTTGACAAAGATAATCATGCTTACGCATTATCCTATCACGGAACTTCTCCCACTTCTTAGATCTCAAGGATGGTCTGATAGGTTTGTTATACATCTCAAACCTCCTTTCTCAATGCTAAAAGGGACAGGCCTTTGACCTATCCCCTCTCATACAAGAAAACCATGCTACCATAATAAACCTTTTTTTGTGAGACTTCAAGATGTCTTTTGTCTCATTCTTTTTTTATTTTTGTATTCGCCAATAGAAATGATTTTGTTATTGTCTTTGATATGCTTATAAAATCTAATTGATTCTGGGTGAATTTCACTAACCACAATTTCCCCTTGTATCCCTATGTCGCTTACTTCGAGGTTTAAAGTTTCATCGCCAACGCTTCCTAAAATTTGAATTTTATCTTTGCTTGATATTTTTTTAGAAATCAAATTCAAAATTCTTTTCAGTATTTTTATCATAGTCATACCTCTTGTAACTATACCAATTTTATCCCTCACCTTCACATATCTTATATTTTGTTAAACTCACTCTAAATCTCAAACCCTTACTAATCATGGGTTTTAAAGAGCTTCATTTTTTCAGTTTATGCTTAACTCATTATGTGAAAGTAATATCTAAAAAAATTAAATGACAAAGTTCCGTAGAGCATCATCAAGCTCTGCTTGTTCTATCCCAATGTATCTCAGGGTAATTGCAGGTGATGAGTGATTGAACATTTTTTGTAATGTTCCTACGTCCTTTGTCTTGTTGTAATATTTATAACCAAACGTTTTTCGCATTGTATGTGTTCCAACATTATCAATGCCAAGTTCTTCGGCAGCCTCATGAATAATTTGATAGGCTCTCTCACGAGTGATTGCTTTATTTTTCCCTTGCCTACTCTTGAATAAGAAATGATGAAATGGTTTGTCTTCGACATATCTTCTCATTTCTTTCTTGAGTTCTTTTGTCATCCGTCTTGTTATCTGCTTGCCAGTCTTCCGTTCTCTCAGCTTGATATGCCATCCCTGGACATCTTTAACTTTCAAGGTAAGTATATCTCCGACTCGCAAACCAGTATTCAGACCTGTGATGAATAGCATATAATACATCTCATTCCACTCTCTGAGATAATCTTTCATTGCCTGAATGTCGTCATTATCTTTTATCGGTGATACAAATTCCATATTCTACCTCCTTTCCCAAAACAAAAAGCCAGCATTTGCTGACTCTTGACGATACTTCTGTTGGACAACTTTTCTGACTAGAATTAAGGATGACTCCTAAAGTGTGATGTGTGTTTTTGTTTCAGAAGTTCATGCTATCATAATAACCCTTTTTTTGTGAGACTTCAAGATGTCTTTTGTCTCATGTTTATTTATAGCTCACCTTTCAAAATAGCGTACTGTTCTAGGATAATCCTTCTACGTCGATAGATTGTAGCTTTGCTCATGAATTTCTGTTCTGCTATTTCTTCCCATCTCAGTTGAGGATATCTCCAGCGCAGATTAAAGATTTCCTTATCTTCATCAACTAGATTGATTAGGAGTTTGTTAATAATAGCTTTGAACCCTTCGAGAAATTTTAAGGTTGGATCATCTGCGATTCTGATTGCAATGGTTTCGGTAGGTTTGCTTATTCCTACGCTGGGCCCACTTTGAGAATCTGGATTTCGAGTTTCTAGTTCTAGCCTTCTCAAATCTATTGTCCGTTGAATGTTTTGAAATTTGAAAAGTTCTCTGTCTAATGTTTTGAGGTCTTCGTCGCTTAATTTCTTCAATTCCTACCCCCTCGATATCTTCGTGACTGCTTCCACTTGATAATCTTACCTTCGTTATTGTTGTTGAAATAATCCGGCAATCTTGCCGTTGGACTTTCTTTATAGACAACTTTCTCAACGACCCCGACTCCAGGCATCATTTCATC